CAGCCAGTCTTCGCCGTCACCCGCGTTTAAAAAATCAACGCTTCATGGAGGTGAGTACCAGGACACCAACAAATACGATAATAAGGATATATATGTATTCTTTCCATTCATAGAGATTTCCAAATCCCGAAATCCCTATATTTGTCTTCGTAGTGGGTTCCACCTTGATTTCTTCGGGTGCATCATTTTCAATTTTAGTCAGGTTTTCAAGTTTATCCGTAGAACATTTAATATTCAATTTAATGATGTGATCTTGGTTCATAAAATCGTAGGGAATTAGGCGCCCGTGACTTGTATAGAAAAACTCAAGTTTGATATCTTGTATGTGTTTTTGAGAACCTTTGTGGAAATTGTGTACTATGGGGTCATCGCTACCGTGTACATTGACAAAGTCTCCACCATTTAGGAGAATGTGCCCCGTATAGAACGGGGATGAAGAATACACAGTCTTTGTGAATTCTTCCGATCCCGCAGAAAGTTTCAGTATAAGTGAATTTGGACCAGATAGATTGATTGAACCTGAGGTGAGACTGTTTCCAGAGGAGATGTAATCATTCGAACCAAATCCCAAAATCTGGTGAGGTGTCGTCAGTGGTGTATTATTACTGGTATAACCGTTCACCCCAGTTCTAAAACCAAGGGTAAATTCGTGGGTTCCGGCTGAATTTGATAGAGTCAGTTTATTTGTATCTGCATCGAAGACGACTGTGTCGACACTAGAACCCTGTAGTTTCGTATCTATGTCTGTAGCCAACAATGACCCGTTCGCATAGTTTGTTTCGTCCAGTGTGTAGACGTTTCCATCTACACTAAAGGATTTGTTGGTTGTACAGGTGGCGAGTTGGGGTGTTGGAATTCTGGCCGAAATGAGGGATATTTCTGAAACATCGTAAATTGGATTTTCCAACCTAATTGTATAATTATTCGCGTATGGGTACGCGGTGATGTCTCTTTCGCTACTATCTATGTCCAAAGTATGAACCTTCATTAAAATTACGGTATATAATTTTAATGACTGTTTTTGTCTAGGGGGTGGGTAATTTACTGGGAAATGCTATGTGCGAGGGGGTTCTGCTGGAGTTGTACCTTTGCGATGTCCAAAGAGTTCGCGTTGGGGTTTGCGTTACCCTTGTAAGCGTTAAACTGGTGGAATGGTTTTTGTTGGTAGTTTTGGGTCCAGCCACCGTTCGCCGCGTTCATGCGCCCATCCACACGGGTGGTGTCACTCCGAACCGCCGTGAGACGGCCACCCTGCTTCAAAGCACTTTCGCGGACGTTCATTCTACCCGCGTTACCCATCCGATTCGCCTTCCCGCGTCGATCTTCTGGTCGGAATCCGTACTTCATGAGTTCATCATTGGTGCGCTCAGTTACCTTAGAGGCTGCGGTGTTTGTGTACGCCCCGTAGAAGCTACTTATACCCGGTGCGGGTTGATTGTTGAAGCCATACTGCTCATCGTGACGATCGGTTCTAAATCGGGTTGGATCTTGGGATGCTGTCTGGGCTGGAACAAAGCGCTTCGCACCGTTGAAGCCCAACCCATCATTGCGTAGACCAGTTTCCGAACGGTTCGTTGTTCGTTTCGTTCTTTCATGTTCGTTACGGGGAACAACACCCGACATACCCTGAGCGCGTCCGGGCATGGCAGGTAATCGAGATGGTAAATGTGCAGTTGTTTCGGGTTTGTTGTGGGTGAGTTGCCCGACGACCGCGGAGCGACCACCCGTGATGTCCCTAGCTGGACCCGCCCGTCCTGGAAGAGATGTTAAACGGTACTCACCAACATTCACGGGGTTCACCCTAAACGACTGCTGGTATCCACCAGTCGCTGGAACATCCGCACCAACCCCCAAACCTGGACCAACCAATTGCTTCTCGACCGGCGAGAGGTTGTTCATTCGACCTTGGTCATACATACGGTTTCGCATGTTTAGAATTTCCTGTCCCCCACTTCTCTGCTGAACGGAGACGTCACCAAAAGCCTCCATTTCCTTTTTGTGTGGAATACCTGTCCGAGTTAAAAATTCTTCCTTTACGTAGCGGGGTTGTGTCTGGGCCATGGGTGAAAAATCATCATTCTCTATGACCGGGGCTTCATCGACTTCTGGAGAGGGACCAACTACGGTCTTGTGGGGTTTACTCAAAGTTCTCCCAGCAAATATGAGACTGGCTACAGCCATGAGGGATATAGGGTCAGCCATTCTTAATTGTTGTTAATATTTTTATTGGCGTAATACCTTTGCTGGAAAAGACCATTCTGAACTTCCGCGCGTGTGCTCGAGGGTTCGTAGCTCATAGTTCGGAGAGGGACCTTACAGTCCATGTTGGTGAGGGGGAAAAGTTTACGTTCGTAGGTCTGGACGATAGTTTTGTTAAAACGGGAGGTACTTTGGGGTCTAAGTTGATCACTTGTATCTATGTGCTGCGCTGGTGATCCCTTACCCGCCATGTATGGGGCAGTTCCATACAACATGGTGTTGGGGCGGCACCCCCCACCAGAGCAATTGAGAGTACTGGGCTGGGGGTATACAAAAACTTCGTCGGTCGCCTTGACTGGAGCGATGGCCCCCGCATTTTGAACTATGGAAAGACCAGGTTGGAGCTGATATGCCATTTATTATTACATGAGAATTTTAATCTAACTACGCGCTACCACCTCTGGGACCTCGAATGTCCCCGTCACTACCTATCCCAGCGAAAGCCTCCAACTGAACCCCCCTCGCATTTGGATCACATAATCTAGTGTCAGACCGACAGGTGGGGCCATTCTTGGGTCCATACAACCATTCAGCAAACGCGGTTTGGTCACCTGGTATTTTTGTAACTGGGTTCGAAATAAATTGGCGATCGAGCCCGTTACGTTGATATTTGGGCATGGGGGTGCGAGATCTCCCCCCATCATATGGGATACGGTCCCCCGTCTTGGGTTTCACATTTGAATAATAACACGCTTCTAGGCGGTTTGGGGCATCTGTATAATCCGTAATTAATACATTTGCCATGGGGTTGTCTTGGGTTGGATGTTGACATTTGGAGGGTTTGGTGTCACCCCCATATTTCTCTCTGACCATCTTGGATGTGTATAAAACATAAATCACCGACAACACCACCAACCCGAGTACGAACACTCGGGGATCACGACGAATGAGGTACAATACACAGCACACATAAATCACGAACCGAGAGGCGGCATTCACCCTCTCCTCTGGTGTTTGTTCCCTAGTGGGCCAAAATTGTAAAACCTTTTCGGCGTTAATGAGTTGCTGAGGATTGTCGAACCAAGCCTTCATTTAATATATGTTAAGGTTTATTTTTTTGGAAGACCACCAAGCATACCACCCATCATTTTCATTAGGGCATCCTGGTCAATGTTACCATCCCCCGTTTGCATCTTGTCCGCACAATCCTTCGCGATACCCTCAATCATAGAGAGGGTGTCTGCGGGAATAGACGTGATGGTCGTCCCAAGCATGTAGAGTGTCTGGAGGTACTGCCAGGTAACGTCCTTGGTGTTCTCAGACATTTTGGTCCAATAGCTCTTGATATTGAGATCCTTCAATACGTCGATTGTATCAATCTCCTTCAAAAGGAAGGTTTCATCCTTTGCGGAAATCTTATCGGAATACGGAGAAACACCCTTCATGAAACCATCCACAATAATGCGCGGGTTGGTGCTCTTAATTAGATCGAAAGAAGTTAACATCTTCTTAATGCCCTTTTCATCTGGAAAAGTCTTGTGCAATTCCACAAGAAATTGACCCATCATATCGTTGAATGCCGAAACAGATGCCATTTTCTTAGTACGAGTTTATAATCTTTAAGTTTAGAAGGGGTCACTGGAAATGACCTCTTTTTTACCGAGACCCTGTGATACGATGAAAAACACCAGAATCGCGTTAAGGACGGCGGGTTTAGCGTATTTGTTAAGTTCCAACTTTCCCTCGTTATTGAGTTGAGCTTTGACATGAATATAACCAGCAGTTATACAGCCAGCAATTAAAGCGGCACTCATAGGTTCGCGTAAGTAATCAGAGAGTTCCATTTAATTATACCTGGGATTTTTTGTACGTTGCTCTGGTGCGTCGCCGAATAGAACACCCTCATCGTCTTCTTCGGCCTGGGGATCTTTGACGGTGGGAATGGTCTTAAATTCATTTTCCAAACCAGTCATCGGGGGCTCGATATCGGACGGTGGTTCCATTGGGGGCTCGATCTCGGACTCCGGTTCCACCGGGGGCTCAATCTCGGACTCTGGTTCCACTGGAGGCTCCCCCCCAAAGGTCTCTGGTTCCTCCTCAAAATCATCCACCACGTCGGGATCTGGACCATCCTCAATTTCACCACCCAGATTTATATCCCTAGAATCTTGGGACATGTAAGTTTGGAGAATCTGTTGAACGGGGATGAGTTCCTTGACGGTTGTCTCGATACACGCACAAAAGCGTGAAGTCAGTATTTCATCCCTCGTGTATTCACTCTGATCTTCGTGGAAAATGTAGGGATCTTTGTACAAATCTTTAGCGACATTGTTGTAACACGTCTGAATGAAAACCTCGTTGGTGGGTAACTTGAGGGCAATCTTTTTGTTGTCAGCCTTGAGGCGGACAGCAGAGAGAATCTTAGTGCACGCGACAAACACCGCGGCTAAGAGGTCGTTGAACCATGCACACCTATTTGCGATATTATCGGAATGTTGTTTAGACATCGCATTGGACCAGTTTGGTACCTCCTTCAATAACTTTTGGAACATAACCAAAACTTTTCGTCCCTTGGACATGGTGACGGCTTCATTGTATGTATCCTGAAAAACTTCAATCATAGCTGGGCACATAATGAGACAGAGCTGCCCCAAATACTCTTTTTTAGCTTCGACTAAAACGTTCAAGTTGTCCATTTATGATTAAGGGGTTTTTTAAAAATAGTTTTTCCTACGCACCCCGCCTGTACTGATTTGCCATCTTCTTGAGGTTCATTAGGTTTGGGAAATCTCCATCATCTGTAGCACCTTTCTTTTCCTTTTTCTTCTTTGGGGTCATCCAGTTTACGTATATATCAAATTCACTCACCAATTGAACTTGAAATCCACCCAGTGTAAATTGCCTGGCGATATACTTCGCAGCTGCAGCTCTGTCAAATACCGGGTACCCTATTAAAAAGTAGGGAATGGTCATGAAAAGTTGTTTATGTCCAAGTTCTACCGATTGTTTAATCTTGGCTGAAAATTGTTCGTATATTTTCATGTAAATTTCTTTCTTGATTTGTTTTTTCTTTTCATCAATCTTCAAAACATCTTCGATGCTTATCATTACATTTACTGTAAATTATTTTTGACTGAATCCAACTCACTCTTTGTGGGTATAGCAGTTTCCCTGACTAGGTTATATTCGATGAAATCCTTACCCCTCATACCGTCTACGAAGGGTGTGACATCATCAGGGGCCTGGATACCAACTGGTTGAGAGCGAAGAGCCTTGAGGCTAGCCTTCCCGTTCATTAATTCAAAGTAGGCTGTGACGGAAAACCCAAAGGCGAAACCATTATTTTTCACCACCATAAACATACATTCGTAGATGTCCGCCTCACCACCGGAATATTTTTTGATAGAGGTCGTCTCTATTATATAGGTACAAACACCAGTACGTTTCGAGATTTCCTTGTTTGTTTGAAGAACAAATTCTTGGATCGTATCATTATTGATATTTACCTCGGCCTCAGTGTATCCAGATAAATCTGGTCTGGGGTCATCAAACTTAATTGGACCAACTGGTTTAGTGTAGCCTGAAAGACTGAACGTCTCCCGTCTGTGCATCAGGAAAAGGAGTAGTATAATCAAAGCGACAAAGTATATGTATCTCATCTTTACTACTAAGCGTTAATTTTTTTTTAGAAAATACAATCTATATAATATATGTCTCTGCTGATATACAGTCCAAGGTGTAAACATTCGATGGATATTATTGAATATATTAGTAAACATCAACAATTGAAACAGTTGGTCCATTACCACAATGTAAATACGCAAGGTGTTCCACCAAACTATAAAAATAAAATCAGTCGTGTACCGACCATGCTGACGAAAAATGGTAAGATTCTGGTAGGTATCGAAATAAAAAATTGGCTGGATTCACTGCTACCTTCAAAAGAGATATCAAATGGAAATATTGGGGGAGGCTTTTGTTCAATGTCCACATTAGATGGAAAAGGTGATTCTGATATGTTTACATTAGACGAATATGGTAAATCCTTGCAACCGGCGATGACGAAGGAACTTGAAGAGAAAATAAGCCGCGATGTCTCAAAGGGTGAACCATATACAGATTTAAAGATGTGATGCACCATACATCAAGATATGAAACTTGTAACAATCCAAGCTACAGCTTTTAAATCAACATTCGAAGTTTTAAAGGATATATTGAATGATGTGAATATCTACTTTAAACCCGAAGGGATGTTTATTGTAACTTTAGATACAGCGAGGACGTCACTCATAGACATGTTTCTATCAGCCGATAACTTTGAAGAATATCATTGCGACCAAGATGAAATTATAGCGGGAATAAATATTTCAAATACATTCAAACTTTTAAAAACTATTACAAATAATGATGTCCTTAAAATAGAAATCATTTCAAAGGAATATATGGACATCGAAATTATGAGTGAGTCGAAAAAAACCAATACAAAATTTCAACTCAAACTCCTTGATATCAATGAAAGTAAGATTGAGGTACCAGATGTGACTATGACTACCGTGACCACCCTCCCATCCGTAGATTTACAAAGATTGTGTAGGGACATGTCAAATATTGGATCGGAAATTCAGATTCGAAGACATGGAATGAAAATATCTTTCAATTGTGAGGGAGATTTTGCAAACCAGGAAACGACGATCGATTGTCAGGAACAGAGTCCGGATATAACGGGGTTGTATAGTCTGAGGTATATGAACATCTTTACAAAGGCAACGAGTATGTGTTCATCTGTCCAAATTATTCAAGAAAATGGAAATAGGTTTTTAATTTTAAAATACAATGTAGCAAACTTGGGGGAACTTAAATTTTACCTGGCAACTAAGGTATCCGAAGATCAGTTGTAAAACTGTCCAATGTAGATATAGTTTTCTTCATATCCAAACTATTTACAATTTTTATTTTTGGAAATCTCTCCCTCAAAGTTTCCACATCATAATATAGAAAATGGTATAGCGATACTTTTTGTTTATGAAAGTCGTTTCTCGGTCCAATGTATCGTTTCACCTTTTCAGTAATGTTTCTCACTGGTTTATCATCATGGTCAACTAAATAAACGCTACTCAAAGGGATATTAAAATACATACGACTTTCATCATTTTTCCCGGGTTTAAAATTGATGTCGTTGGAAATGGATTTATATAAATGTCCATTAAATGAATATGTTGTACGGATGATGACATATTTTACATTCTGGGGAATGGTGGTGTTCCTAAACTTTTTACCAGTCACATCCACACAATATTCCCTCAAAATGCCATCCCAACTTTTACTCTCCATCCTCCAAAAATCATCTTCAACCTGATATTTCATAGTATCTTCAACTTCGTATTCAAGTTCTTCTGAAACTATATGATAATCTGGGTATGTTGTAAGTTTTCTGAAAAAATGAAAAATGATACTTAAAAGTTTAAACAACATTTCTTTATATAATGGAAGGAAACTTTTTAAGTAGATATAACAACAAGTTAGAAGAATGGTCTGAACTTATAGAGAAAGATCCTTCCAATAAAAAAAGGTATGAACATGAAATGACTGAATATATGTTTAAATGTATGCCTTACATGAAACAACACTCTGTTGAAAATGATGAAGAAATAAACACTGATAATATTTTTAACGTTAAGGAAACTGTCGGCCTCAAACGAAAAGATATTTTCACAGATTATCTAATAAACGTTGAAAAACAAAATATAAATAGACCCATAGTGAAACTTATAGATACCTGTAAGACGTGCCCAGACAGTAACATAATAAATTGTTACGATACTAGTGACATGGTATGTGAATCGTGTGGTAAAATCATTGCCTCCATTATAAGTTCAGAATTGACATACAAAGAAGAACAAGAGTCGACCGAGAAAATTATAAATTATTCATACAAACGGGAAAATCATTTCAACGAATGGATATCACAATTTCAAGCACAAGAAATGACGTGTATTCCCGACGAAGTTATAGGACAATTGAGATCAGAGTTGAAGAAGATAAAAATAAAAAACCTCGAAGATATCACACACGCGAAGATTCGAGGACTTTTAAAAAAACTTCGGTTGAACAAGTACTATGAACACGTACCGTATATCACTAACATACTTAATGGAATCCAACCACCAAATATGCCACAAGAACTAGAAGAACGCCTTCGTATGATGTTCAAAGATATACAGAAACCCTTCGATAAGAACTGTCCGACGGAGAGGAAAAACTTCCTCAGTTATTCATATGTCCTCTATAAATTCTGTGAACTCCTAGGTGAAGATGATTATCTTCAATACTTCCCTCTCCTAAAATCCAAGGAAAAGTTGTACCAACAAGATATCATATGGAAAAAGATTTGTAATGATCTCAGGTGGGAATATATAGCAACGATATAAAGATTACCATAGCAACTAGTTTAGATGATATTCATAGATAGACTGGTGCGTTACTTTGCAAAAGACATCAATTTACCACTGAGGTGTTATGCAAACAAGAGACAACTTCTAAATAGGAGGGACTGTTGTAATTGTAAAATTTATTGTAAAAAGCCACCAAATGGTGGCACCCCGGCACTCCAAGAAATTACGATACTTAAGTATAAGGAGTCATTGATTTATAATAAATATGGAGCAAGCACTTTACGAACTGGAGACCCACGTCCTACCGTACTTAGACGACGTTAATTTAGACAATCCAGATGCGCAGCATTGTCTCGAAGAGGCTCGGGGTCTTCTAGAGAGAGCGCAAGAACTTCTTCGGGGAGCTGTCCTAGATCCAGGGGCTCAGTATCAAGAATCTCTTCGGTTTTATCAGTGTATGGCACGGGTTCTTCCCCTAATGGTCCTACTTCAATCTTCCGGACCTCAACCTCCCGATCCCGACACGGTGGATAATTTATCAGATACGCAGTCTTCAGACCTGTCAGATGAAGATAATTTTTACCCTGCAACTCCGCCGCTTCATTTAGAGACTTGATGATTTTGAATTCTAGAATTGTAGTATTGTCAATGATCATATCTATCCTCAAATTTCCAATCACGTGACCTTTAAACTTAATCAACACCACACGTTCCGATTCATAGGGTATCCCCCTCTCCCGTAGTAAAACTTCCATTGCGTTGTGATATACTCTCTCACTGTATCCCGGACCCAGGTCAGAATATATCTCTCGAGCCAAGTCTTCGATCATTTGGTGTATACTTTAATATACTCTATAAGTATGAGTTTCCATCTCATCCAACTCCCTACCCGACTCGTGAAAGACCTAAAAAAGATTAGTAAGATATCAACGAAACAAAAATGGGAGTATGGGGGAAAATTAATTTTTGATGATACGTATACCTATAAAGGTTTCACCAAAGTAACATCAAAAGAAAGAGCTCGTATAGATAGTAGTGTTCTAGAACCCGAATGGTATTCAAATTCAATGTTCACCTATCACACCCACCCGGGTATCTTCTCGCGCCCAAATAGTGGGTGTGAAAAATGGAGCGTCTTCACCACCCTCCCCAGTAATTCTGACTTTGAAGCCTATATCAAGGGATACCCCGAAATGAAAATCAATTTTATTTGTGACGCACATGGATACTATATCATCGATGTCTTAAAAGCTCAAGAGATGAAGACATGTGTCTTACCAATAAGTATCACTTCTGAGATGAAGACTATACGATATGAAGACTTTCTTTACGAACGTGGATTTGGGGAAGATAGGTGTGAATATTTTTTGACGACTTTGCCTCACTGGAAAATGTTCATCAATCAGGAGTTGTATCCCCGCATGATGAACTTGTATGGAATCTCCATCCACTACTATGGCTACGAGGATGAACCAC